ATTTGTTTATTCTCCTGGTTCATCTGGTGGGCCATCTTCTGATTTCAAGTCAATATGCACAACAAACTTACCCGAGCCAACGATTGCCGATGGTTCGACGGCGTTTGATACGGCCTTATATACCGGTAACGGCAGCACGCAATCAATCAGTGGTTACGATTTCAGCCCGGATTTAGTATGGGTTAAGAACCGTACTGAATCATACGACCATGAATTGTATGACACTGTGCGCGGTGTCACTAAACGTCTAATGAGCAGTAATGACGCAGTTGAAGATGTTCGTTCCGGTGTTACTGCATTTAATTCTGATGGATTCTCGCTTGGCAGCGCCGTCGGTGCCAATGAAAACTCAGATCCTCTCGTAGCCTGGGCCTGGGATGCTGGAGCAAATAGCAATAGAACGTACAATGTCACTGTGGTTTCTGATAGTGGTAACAAATATCGTTTTAATGGATACGGCACAAGTGCAGTAACACTTGACCTCGCAGAAGGTAACACTTATGTATTTGATTCTTCTGATAGTTCAGTCGATAGCCATCCTTTTGTACTTGGCACATCTGCTAACAGCAATGAGTACAGCACTGGAGTTGTTTACACGTTAGATGGCGTTGTTAAAACATATTCTGAATACATATCTGGTTTTGCATCCGCTACGACAAGAAAACTCACTATTACAGTTCCTGCTTCTGCACCAACTTTGTACTATTGGTGCTATTACCACAGCGGAATGGGAGGTCAAGTTAACACAAACAGCACTAATGGTTCGTCTAATTTTGACGGCACCATTCAAGCGTGCATCCAATCCGATGCTTCAGTTGGGTTTTCAGTTATTAAATTCTCAGGTAACGGCGTAACTGGAGCAACATTAGGACATGAATTAAATAAAAAACCAGAGTTTTTTACTGTTAAACTGAGATCTGACGTAGGTAATTGGTTTACGTATCATGAAAGTTACGGAGCTTCAAAATATACGACTTTAGATAGAGATCACGCTGCTGTTGATAATGATTACTTAAATTATACTGAGCCAACAAGTTCTGTAATTACTTTTTCGAATAAGTATGAAGTAAATGGTAACAACCAAGACTTAATTTGTTACGCTTATACCTCTGTACCTGGGTACTCATCCTTCGGCAGTTATACAGGAAATGGATCTACAGATGGTCCTTTTGTGTTTACCGGGTTTAAGCCAAGATTTATTTTGCAGAAAACGACAGCAACTGAAACATATGGAAACTGGCATATCTATGATACAGCTCGCGATCCTTTAAATCCTGTTGACAATGAACTTTATCCAAACTTAACTAATGCCGAAGGATCAATTCCTGGCGGCGATCTTGATATTCTTTCAAACGGATTCAAAATTAGAACTAGCTATGCTGGCGGATGGAATACGGACGGAACAACATACATCTACGCCGCATTTGCTGAGCATCCATTTAAAACCGCCCGTGCGCGGTAAAATTATTAATTACTAACTACAATTGAAATAAGCCGAACCATTGTTTATGGTCGACTTCGAAAACGATTTAGTCTTCAACCTTCAATGTTTACAAAAAAGGTCTGCTAGAAAACGTTTTCGAAGAAGTATTCTAGATGAATGGCCGGAGTGTGCTTACTGCGGTCGAAAACATCCAACGACGCTTGATCACGTAATACCCCGAGCAAAAGGAGGTAAACAAGATCGAAATAATTTAATTGGAGCTTGTGGAGCATGTAATCTTGAAAAAAGCGACTTTAATTGGTTTGTTTGGTATCGAGGCCAAATATTTTGGACAGTAGAAAGGGAGGACAGAATTCTGACCTGGATTAACCAGCGTACAGAACCTGACCCTCCTCTCCCTGATTTTGTAAACTGGATGGGAAAAGGTACTCTTCTTCTTCCAGAAGCTGCTTAATCAATTTTTGGCAAACTTAGTGACGATACCAGCTAGTTTTTCAATAACTTTGTACACTTTGCCATAAATTTCGTTGTCTTTTGGTGTGGGGGTTAAATTTACGATTGCTAAAGCAAGTAAGTGAAAAGCACCAGCGACACTGACAATGTCACCCCAATTGGATAATAAAAAGTCCACTACTTTAGAGCAAGTTACAATGTTAATATAGCTAATCACGTAAAATGCCCGCCATTCTTGAGGATGCTGTCAAAAGCATTATGAAAGAAAACCCTGATATGAAAAAAGGGGCAGCTTATGCTATTGCTACTAAGTCACTTCAAAAATCAGGTGACTTAAAAGAAGGTACAAACGAAGCTACAAAAAAAGGTGAACGTCGTAGCGAGATGTCAAAACAAAAAAGAGCCAAAACTCGAGCTAAAAAATACAAAATTGAACGCAAACGAGGCAAAAAAGATGAACGTAATACCTCTGATACAGATTAATGAATATTAAAAAACAACATAAAAAACTCGCTAAAGTAAATGTTCTTGCTTTTGAGTGTTTGACTCGTCAACAAGCTCAGAAGTTAATTAAAAAAGCAGCTAAGATACACAAGAAGCTAAAATCTATCCGGTCATGAACCCTAATAACGATCCTGGTTCATTCGGCTCTGGCCGCATGGTGGAGGAAGATGAAAAAATGACCAAAGAACGAGGTAGAAGTTTGTTAGCTCGAAAGATGGGTGAAATGGATAAAGGAAAAATGCAAAAATAATGGCCGAAACTGCAAAAAAAAGAGACCCAGCCAAATGGGCACGAGCTAAAGCTAAAGCTCGTAAAAAAATGGGCGGTCATTCTGCCCGTGCCATGCAACTTGCGACAAAATATTATAAAGATATGGGAGGGACTTACGAGGGTAAAAAGTCTTCTAAAAATAAACTATCAAAATGGAGTAAACAAGACTGGCAAACCCGTGAAGAATATGAAAAAAAAGATAAAAAATAAAATATTATGAATAACTTTTTTAATTCAAAAATGGACCTCAAAGGTAAACTTCTTTTAGGAAAAAAAGTTACGGAGGTCTCATCTAAGTGTCCTTTAGCCACGGTAGATGTTGAAGACAATATCAAAAATAGAGATTGGACTATAAAAAAATTTGGATATGGACCTTTAAATCCAGATTCTCCTGATCCGGGTTTTTGGGAAAAAAAAGCAAATCTTTGGAGCACAAATGTTGAAACTGTAAAAACTGCTCGTTGCGGTAATTGTGCAGCTTTTGATCAATCAGACGTCGTAATTGGTTGTATCAAGAAAGGCATTAACGAAACTAACGCAGCTGATCCTCAAGATGTTTTAGATCTTGCCAATTTAGGTTATTGTCAGTTGTTTAAATTTAAGTGCGCTGCTACTCGGACTTGTGATGCGTGGTTGCACGGAGGACCCATAAAAGATGAGCAGCAGAAATATATGCCTGAAACAGAAGTAGAAAATGAATTAACTAATATTGTCAATCAACTTTATAAAGCCTCTCAGACACACCGAAAACAAGCGAATAGACTAGAAATGCTTAAAAACTCTATGGGAGTTTATGGCTGATCGAGCGCGTGAAAAAGGACGCACTGAACGTTATCTACCCAAATCTGCTTGGGCTTCGATGTCCAAGGAAGAGCGTCGTGCTACAGATGAAAAAAAGAAACGAGCTACGCGAGGTAAACCTGTAAATACTCATGTAGCGAATACTGAAAAAGCCAAACGGGCAGGCAAAAAAGCTCGTGCGTACAAAGCATCTAAGGCAAATGGCTAAACGAGGAACCTGTTGGAAAGGTTATGTACAAGAAGGATACAAGAAAAAGAACGGAAGAAATGTGCCTAATTGTGTCAGAGCTAAGAAGAAGGCTCGTTCTTATCGGAATTCCAAGGGGCGCTGAGTCTCATAGGTCCACCTAATAATTCTTGAGCTTCTGATCCGTCAGATTTTTCTTCGGTAAATATATACTCAATATTTTTTTCTTCTTTGTCCCACTGTTCGTGTAGTTCTTCTATATTATCGTCTAACTCTTTGAGTGTTATTTGAGTCCTAAACTCTACCCAGTCTTCGAAACAATTTTTGAGAACAAGTTTGATAAAACCGTTAGATTTAATATCGGGCCAAAATCTTGAAATAAATTGAATCGTTTCGTATACAAGTGCGTTTGTTTTGTTGTAGCTCATTGTTGTAAATTTATTGAACTTATTTTATAGATAAGGTGCGCTATTATTGAATTAAATAAATCTAATTAGTTGTGGCAGAAACTACTTTCAACCGTGAGTTAGGTGCTGCTCCCGCAGGTATCACCCGGTTTGGTCAGCTCCGCACTCAGGATGGTGGAAATGTCACCGTGGACGCTACTCGTGAGTTTGCTTCTGACGGCTCTTTTGAAACTGCAGACATTTTTACTGTTACCTCAAGTGCTACTGGGACTGGCACAGTGACACTTTTTGCGGGTTCTAAAAGCGTTGGTAAAGTTTTTATCTTGTCTGGAATTAACGGATCAGTTCTTGGGGAAGTCGACGCTCCTAAAATTTCAAATCGTTCGGATGTTTCATTTACTTTCAACGTGGGTGCAAGCGTAGCTAATTATCTACACGTAACTAAAACAGACCGTAGTCCCTGTGAATACCGTGTCACCTATACGGCTGCATGATTGGTTTCTAAAAATTCCCAAAAATTTTTTCAAGAATTTTTGGAAGCATGGCTTCCGTGCATATATTTCATGGTTGAAGGTGATTTAGCTTCAATTACACTAAACCATGTAGTTGTTACATATGTTACTTGTTATAAAGCAGTCATTATCTATTGTTTCTGTGTGCTTTTTTTCAAAGAGCCACGCTGTTTAAAAACTCTTTTGTTACAGGTGTATTTACATTCATCAGCAATTTACCTGCGCATCTTACGCATTTTGGCTTTCCGTGGACAAAAACTGCGGCAAAAGCTGTTTCAGCTTTCGTACCTGTGTTGATATTTTATTTAACTGTAGGCAGAATTAAGCGTATGCCTGAGAGACATGGCACGCCTTTCAACTTCCGGTCTTGAGCTAATCAAGAAGTTCGAAGGTCTAAGTCTGGAAAGTTACATCTGTCCTTCTGGTGTCCTGACCATCGGTTACGGGCATACTGGCTCAGACGTGTTTGACGGCAAAAAAATTACTGAGGAAGAGGCTGAAACACTCCTTAAAAAGGATGTGACCACATACGAATTAGCTGTAAATAATTTGACCACAACCAAGCTTAACCAAAATGAATACGACGCTCTTGTTTCTTTTACATATAACGTTGGGGTAAATGCTTATAAATATTCAACGCTTCTTAATAAATTAAATGGAGGAATAAGTAGAAAAGAAGTTGCTTACGAGTTTGGACGATGGACAAAAGGAGCTGAAGGCACAGATCTTCCTGGATTGATACGCAGAAGAGCTGAAGAAAAAAAATTATTTTTGACTAAACCAGAAAAACATCCGATGCTTGGTCGATCCATTCTGGCTAGACAGGATACCTGGCTTAAAACACGTCCCACTCAATCAACAGATCTTCTTCCTGAAGAAAAACTTTTTGTTCCAAAAGGTGCAGCGTGGGAGTGGGATCGAATAACTATGTATTCTAATGCTGCACATTATGAGGTTCGGTTGTCTGCACAGACCGACAAAAATTGGTATTTTTACAGTCCTCATTGGAAAATAATTAACGATTTACCTGATGGAACTGTTACTCGTAAGAAAAATAATGAGATAAAACTACAAGTCCCTTATTACTCTCAACGCGATAATTACAGAGAAGCAAATCGCACTTGTTTTAGTTCTGCTTGTGCGATGCTTTTGTCTGGTCTAAAGCCCGACGTAATTAGTAATGACGATGAATATTTGCAAACTGTTTGTGAAATTGGTGACACTACAGAAGCATGGGTTCAGGTTCGTGCTCTTATGCAGTACGGAATAGAAACAGAATTTAAACAGGATGGTGATTGGAGCGATGTTGAAGAACTATTAGAAAAAAATATTCCAGTCCCTCTAGGTATTCTTCATCACGGGGGAATAGAAAATCCTACCGGAGGTGGTCATTGGGTTTGCGCCGTGGGGCTGTCAGCAGATAAATCCAAAATTTTAGTTCACGATCCTTTTGGTGATCTTGATCTAATTACAGGTAGGTATATAAATGGTAACGGAGAGTATCTTTTTTATTCAAAAAAGAATTTAGGCCCTCGTTGGATGGTTGAAAAAGGGTATAGTTCAGGTTGGTTTATCAAGGCAAAAAAGTGAATACCGATTATTTGAAAGGTTGGGATGCTTCTGCTGAGCATAAAAAAGCAGTCTTTATGGAATACCTTTATGAAAAATCTGGTCGCACTGACGGCCTTTTTACTGGCTTGTGGATCGAGTTTTGCAAAGCATCTGGAGAGCAAGCAAGAAAAGATTTCTTTATTTCGTGTAATATAAAATAGTAAGTAGGGTGTAAAGTGGCTCGTAATTACAAAAAAGAATATAATGATTACCACGGTACAAAACGTCAAAAGAAACGTAGAGCAGCGCGTAACAAGGCTCGTAGATATATGGAAAGGACTGGCAGAGTATCTAGGGGAGACGGAAAAGAAGTCGACCACAAAGACTTCAACCCGGAGAACAACAGCTCTTCGAATCTTCGGGTAGTTAAAGCTAAAACTAATCGCGAGAAACAACCAAAACGTAGTTAAAATAAACTCATGGAAAAATTTTCTCCTCTGCAACAACCAGGCGGCTTAGGTCCGGTATCTGAACTAAAGCCTATCGGTATGTCGATGGCAAATCCTGCTAGTTATCTCAACGATGAGATTAGTATCAGGGCGCGTCAGACGCAAACACTCGATAATGTTAATCGAGTGTTTTCTCAGTACAACATCGATCACGGTTCTCACCTACGCTCTCCGGTAAGCCCCGTGGAGTACGGCATTGGTAATGTCGTTAAATCAAACGAAGTGACCGGGCCTGCAGGTTACAACCACAGGGAATTGCCTATGCCTCTTCGCCCAGATGATATGCCTAAAGAGCGTTACGCGATGGAAGAGGCTCATAAATATGATCCCACTATGCGTTTGAATGTTGCTGCTTTATCGATTCTCCCTCAGCAAAATTTTTACGACGTTACTACCGAAGATTCGAAAATGGCTCTTCAGGATTATCGTATGTCTGACAATTTATCTCTTCAGCAACAAGTTTTAGGTGGTGGTGATGCAATCTAGCGGAATGCAACCTGTGCGCATGGCTGGGATGAGATTAGGTATGCATCCGGCTGACATGTCTCGTGCTGTATCAAATCCTTCAGAATTGACTGCAAGACTGCGTTATCAGCAGACTTTCCCTAAAAGCTAAGCTAGGTTAGCCCAGACCTTCTGGGCCTATGCACACAGTAAAACTCGATTGGATTACGCCTGATTCAGAGCAGGTAATTGCTCGTCATGCGAGAGTTTCTACAGCAAAACCTGATCGTCCAGAGTACGAACGTTTACTTAAATTTTGCATAAGAAAAGGACACTGGTCTATTTTTGAGCAAGCTAATGCATCGTTTGAAATTATAACTACAAGGGCAATATCACCTCAAATACTTAGACACAAAACTTTTACATTTCAGGAACTGAGTCAACGTTATGCAAACCCTTGGGAAGTTATAAATTCTGATCCTTGCGATGCTCAAAAGTTTGAGATGCGCAAACAGGCTGAAAAGAATCGTCAGTCAAGCACTGACTTGATCGACCCGGTTTTAGAAATTAAATTTCGAGAAGATTTAAAAGCTATTGACGCTCAACTTTGGGATTTATACAAACGTATGACCGAAGCCGGTGTGGCAAGAGAGTGCGCTAGAAATATATGCCCTTTGTACACACCAACAAAATTACACATGAACGGTACAATCCGTTCCTGGGCTCATTACGTAGGACTTCGAGGATCTCAAGAAACACAAAAAGAACATCGAAATATTGCTACACAGATCGGAACAATTTTAGCTATTGAACTCCCAGTCGTTACTAAGGCTTTGGCTCTTGAGGCTGCCCAGGATTCTGAGGAAAGTCCTCTTCGGGGATGGCTGACCATTCACCCTCATCCCAAAGATTAAGCGTGGTTTCGTCTTTGACAAATTGCATAAGGTTTGCGAGGGCTTGATCTAGTAATTCCTGTTCTTCCTCTGGCGTAAGATCAAAATCGTCAGGGGTTTTTTCTTTAGACATCGTCAAAACCTTCCAAAAAAACTTTACGAAACTGTTCTTGTATAGATACAGTAAGTTGTTTTACTTTGTCGTCAACAAGATCCAAGCTCGAACAAAAAGTATATTCACTTAATCCATCCATCTCAACAATTACTTTGTATTTATTTTCATCGACGAGATCGACTGTAATTTTTACTGACCCATAGCCCATAAATCATCATTGGTAACTTTGTTTATAGTTTGGCGAGGAGCTGTGACTTGTGCCATTTGAGCAGCACGGATAACTTGATTAGCTTCGTCAAGCTGCCTAGCAAGCATCTCACTCTGTTGGCTTTGCGCTTGGACTTGAGATTGAGCCCAGTCTTGCGCATTTTTTGAGAGTTCGTCCAAGACGTTTGCGCTATGCGGAAAGGAGAAAATAATCTGACCGCTCTTGGGGTCTTGTATGGATTGACCCTTAGTGTCTGCAGAAAGAGATCCCAAGTAATCAAACGAGGTCTCCTCATCGATGTCAGCGTAGATAGCAAGCTCAGAAGGACTGATAATGCCTCGATTGCGCTCGTAGAGAACCCTAAAAGCACCTGTGACTCTACCTGCAGTGGTAATAGTTTCTTCTTCCTCGTAGCGGCGTTTTTCAATAGCGGCAGCCCCAGCTAACGCGCCTCCCACAAAAGCGAGAGGAGCACCAACAAAGCTTGGAGAAGTTAAACCAACAGCGAGACTGACCGCGCCTCCCAAAGCGAGTGTGGAAGAGTAAAAATTAATCAGCGGTGTCATGTTTTTGGAAGGAAAGTTCCCACTTCTCAAAATCAGGCTCTTGAGCAAACTCCACAGGGTTAGGGAGTCGATCAGGTCCGTGAGAAGCGCGATCAGAGCTTAAGTCATACGGCTTTAGTCGTAAACCTTTGATTGCAGGGAGACCCTTAAGAGTAGTTGTAGAGCAGTTTGGGAGCTTCAGGATATTATTCAAGGTTTCCATAGTTCTTTCTACGAACCGTGGCTTAGCTGCTGGTTTGTAACCACAAGCTTTACAATAGTTGGCATAGCTTGCGAAGAGTTCTGAATACGCATTCTTTACGTACATACCCTTTTCAGATTCATCAGTGCTGGGTCGAGCTGCACCACGACCAATCAACGTGGAGTAATTTGGTGCGTAAAGACAGCACTCAGCCATCCATGATACGTAAGGATTGTTAAAGACAAGAGCGTCGATATTAGTACGTGCAAGTGAAGGAGCATGCTTGACAGGGTTTGCCAGCGTGTCTCTCATTTCTTCATATGTCATATTGAGAGCCCAGCTCACAATGCCTGACATCTCCTCAGCAAACTCTCCTTCAAGGCGGTCGTCATATACGTCCAGAAGTTGACGTCTTTTACTCGGAGCAACAACCTTATCCATAACGATCGTCAGACGACGTCGCTCAAGACCACTTGTCGAATCGTTGGAGCTGATGTGTTCATTAGAGGCAATACATACAAGACACTCTGGTTTGAAACTAATTATTTCTTTGCCGTACTTTCTTTCAGCACGAAGTGTATCGGACGCAGACGTCAGTTTTTTAAGAACGTCCATGCGTTTGTTGTAGTTTGATTCGTCAGTGAGGAGTAGAAGACGCTTGCCGATGAGGTTATATGTCTCAAATTTATTCATTTCAATAAGTTCAAGACTTGATGTGTGGGTACTACCGAAACCAGCAAGAGCAATCATTAATTGCTGCATCGTTGATTTACCAGTGCCACCAGGACCAACTAAATGAAGAAAACGTTCTCCAGACGTATAACCAGTAAGAAGAGCCCGACAAAATGCTTGGATTAATTTTTCTTGATTTGCACGAAGAGAATCTTTCATCCACTGGAGAAACTTTGGGCAGCTTGCATTTTCATTCCAGTCATAGAAAAGACGACTACGGAAGTAAAGATCTTTGTTTTTACCTTCCTCAAACTCGAAAGTGTTACTGTTTAATGCTCCGTTAGCAAAAGGAATATATCTTTTACCAGTTGTAAAAACACTTGTGCGACCACCGTCCAATGACTTCAACATTCTTGCTTGCAGCATGGCATACACGCTGTTAACAGTCGAAGACTGATACTTGGGTAAAACACCAGCAGCTACAAAAGTATCTAAAGCTTTGACAATACGTCTTTTAATATGCATTTCATCTTGCACATACCAAGTGCCTAAATCACTGTCGTAGGTGTAGAAATTATCGTGTGTGCTGTCGTATAGATAATCGTCACCTTGATTTGTGGCAATGAGTTCAGCTACATCGTTCTCTGCAAAAGCTCGTTGTTGCTGCTGAGCATTAGCTAAATTGACCAGCTGAGCTGGGGTTTGAGGAGTACTCATTTTTTGTTTTGATGTTGATGTTGGTGTTGATGTAACTTCCTCTAGTTTTGTGGTAGAGGATAAGTCAGTTGAAAAATCTTCGATATTAAGAATCGAGTTTTTCGGTTTCGGTTTTGTTTTAATGAGACTGGCTTTAGTTTCTGCTGTCGCAACTCTCTCAAAAGTTTGCTTATCGCATTTTTTAAGACGTTGCCAAGCAGCCAGTTCTTGGTGTTCTGATGCCATCACGACGGAAGGCATCGTTGAGTCGATGTCGCGAATGCTGTCGACGATCCGCGAAAATTTGCCGTCTACCTCCACTGGGTACTGGTATACAGCATAGAACACATCATGTGCTATTGTCAATGGTGAGACGTTTACAGTGATGTTATTTTCACTAAGCCAGTTTCTCCAACCGAGGATTTCTTTGATCGCTCTTGTTACCGCAAGACTTCTATCATCAACTGGCTCACCGTCGAGTATGTCACGGACTGACTTTGACAAAAGTTTGGTCAGATCAGTTCCAGTTTCAGACGCAACATTAATGTCACGAAGTGCCTCAGACACGTCACCTTTATCTCCCTTGTTTTCTTTTGGAAGAGAAAGAAAATGTTTGTGAGCTTCAATAATTTTTTCGGACGGAATAAATTTATTTGTTGTTGAAATAATATCAGATTGACTTTTAGCTCCATAAAAGAGGTTGACAGCTTGTGTAGCTCTGATATCTGAACCAGGTATATCTTTCGCAATTGTTCGTACAAACCACTGATAAAATTCAGGATCTGTAATAGGTTTTTCTAAACCAAATACCAGACGAAATCGCGGCCAACCAGCAGAAGTTGATGGTGAATTGTATGCAAGAGAAAGGTATTTTTGACAAATTTTTAATTGCTTTGCTTGTTCCCAATCAAGTTCTTGTTTTTGGACTTTGTTACCTTTTTCGTCTTTGTGATCTGCTTGGTTATCAATATCGATAATGATCAGACCAGCTTGAATCGGTGTGGTGTTATTTTTTTCTCTTTTTCCATCAACAAGATGCCAGGCACAAAGACCATGTGATCTACCAACCTCACTGGCTATATCACTAATAGTTAAATTATTTTGTTGCCAACCAGAATTGAAAGCACTAAAATCACCGCCTGCTTCAATCTTGCCTGTACTTTTATTAAGTGCATGTGCTACTTTAGAATTGATTGAGCAAATAAAATTCATTGGAGTGCTTGTCGTGACAGTAGTCTGCCTTATCTAGGGCGTTCTTGCATCCACTTAATTTAGTTTTAATTGTGTTTCAGCAGTGTTTTGGAAAAACTTCTGTGTAGTACTTGTCTACTAATTGCAGCCAGTTTTCTTCATCTTTCTTAACTTCGGTTTCACCAAATGTAAAAACCTGAGTTTGATATTTTTCTATAGGTGTGCTTACTATTATCTGGGTCTTGTTAATTTTAATACCTAAACATGTCTCCGCTGCGAGTTTATAAGCAGCTAACTGAAGCCTTGTTTTTTTTGCTTTGAATACTCCTGAGATGAGTGCTTTTTTAGTTTTTTCGTCAACTTGAGTTTTTTTGTTAGGAAATTTTGTACTGTAAGGACCAGCGCTTGTTTTAAAGTCCGCGAGAATGATTTCAGCATTATTGTCCATATAAATAAGATCACAACAACCTGCGTAACCTTGTTTATTACTTTGATCGTAATAAAAAATTCTACCTACACCATCTTCACCAACATATTTTGACCAGCTCGGTTGATTAAAAGGTCTTTCAGACCAGAGAACTCGACCTCCGTCTAAGAGATTATCGACGCACTCTGGAACTCCACGCCAAAAAGGTTCATATTTTTCCGGAGGAACAACCCGCAATCCTCGAAGGTGGTTCTCAACACTGTTGTGGATAAAACTTCCTCTTTCAGCTGCTTCATCAGCAGCACCTGGGTTCATAATGTTCCAGTGAGCAAGTTTTTGTTGCGTTTTTGCTGACTGAGTCGCACTCAAAATCGAAGTGACAGAGGGAAGGTAGTCAGGCACACCAGGACATAAATAGTGACGCAGTCCATTGATTGTTTTCCTAGTGTCTGACATGCTTCAGAATGATTCGATTGAGCCATTTCCGCTTACATCAGAGTTTGTGTCGACAAAAAACTCTGACTTTTGGTAATCGTATTCTTTGTTTCTTTGTTCCAATTCGTTTAGTAAACAGAGTCCAGCGGAAAAAGAATCAGCTACTAACTCAGCAACCACATCAGCTTCGCGAGGCTCACCAGCGTGGTCAATGCACTCTTGAAGAAGTTGATTACTTATTAAAAGAGCAGCAATTTTTTCGAGTGCTTTATTAGTCTTCTGCTGCTCCTCGATGTACTGCGTCAGTAGAAGTTGTAGGCGTCCTTTCACTTTTAGAAAAAGGTTGCGGTCGCTGCCAGTTTACATCGAAGTTTATGTTTGTATTTTTTGAAGCCGAACTTTCTTTGTTGTATATAAACCATGCAGAAGTCACAGAGTCTTTTGATTTTCTCTGGTCCGCACGAAATTCAGGTCTTGGATTTAAAATTACTAGGTTGCTTAAAGTTCGTTTCTGAAGAAATCTAAACCTTTTTCTTGTTGGTTCTAAGAAAGTAATTCTGTCGAGAACTATTAGACCTTTTTTTGAAAGCTCGTATCCTGGCTCAAGAATCCAGTCGATGGATTCACCCATACCTTGTGTAATGGCAATTGTCCAATCAAAACAAGGAAGACTCTGCCACCAAGATCTGTCGATGTGGTTGGCGTAGTCGTCTGCGCAAACGAAATCATCAAAACCCGCAGTTGTAAGTTGTCTTGCAAGACCTTGGTCGAGGTCCGTTGGTAATACGATTTTTCCGCTTAGGATCTTCAGATCCAAGACCGGGTTTAAAATTTGTTGAGGGACCTGATAAAAGCTCATGGAATCTGAAGATCTTGTCGGTCGCTTAAGGGATTATATGGCTGTGGAATCAGAGTTTTATCATCATAAATTTATGAATAAGACAAGGCAGCTCAAGGATGCAGATGAGTTACATGAAATTATAGATCTTCTCCACGCGAATTATTTAGTGCAGAAGCAACTGTTTAAAGAACTTGCGCGGCACGTTGCCTCAGAAGGTTATCCTCTACCGTCAATAGCAAAACTTTTAGGCAAATAAAAAGACGGGTGTTGAAACACCCGTCCACAGTCCCTCTAAGAACGTGTCCAGTAAGACTATAGCTTTAAACCAGCTGCTTTGAGCAGCTCTTTCTGTTCTTTAGTCAATTCTTTAGTATTTTCTGATTTAGGTTCTGGAGGAGCCGCCTTAGGTTCGCCCGCTCCAGCAGGAAGAGCGCTAAGACCTTGCGCCTTAGAACTTTCAAGTTTTGGATGGGCTTCGTTGAAAGCATTTTTAATTTCCTCGTGGTCTGATCCGAGAGGTAGTTCAACAAGATTCGCACCGGAGATATGACTACGAAGTGCAGCTGATACCAGATCTCCTCCGTCTCCGGTAAGCCAGCTAGCAATGTCTTTGATGAGACTTTCTTCATCCTCGCCATTAATCGGGCGATCAGAAAATTCCAAAACATTGTAATTCACCTTACCGATGTCAGCTCCCGATACAGGATCGGTTTGACTGAAACTACGTTGCACAAATTTAGTTGTAGTTACAACTTCCGCAACGTTGATACGGTTGTTGTAAAGAGTTTGAAAGTATGAGATAAAATTCTTTTGACTACTCTTACCAGATATAACGCTAGTTGAAACACATCGAGGAGGAAGCAAACGGTGCGAAGGAGAAACACCGATGTATGCAATGCGAATGAATTCCTCGTGGGAACGCATTCCAAGGTTTCCGTAAAAGGGAGTAAACCCGAGGAGAACAAACTCAATAGGGATCCCGTTGTCGTTTGAGTCCGTGATGGCTTGATCGGGATCATTATCACTCTTCCACCTGCGTTGTTGCAGATCGATTCGCAGAGTGTGTGGAGGGACTTGGCAGAGAATTTCATCTGCCGCAAATTTGCCAGCAATAAATACCATGATCAGAGATTAAAGTCGATTGAACCGAGAGCCGCTGCTGCCACTTGACCTTTTTCAGGGTCGGCAGCTTTTTTGGGCGCGGACTTCGTGCCCTTTGGAAGGTAAAGGATTTGGTCAGCTTGATAATTAAGATAATGCTTGTTTTCTTTTTCACTCGTGCTTACACGACCGACAGCAATAGTAGGAGTGCCGTTAGGAAGTTCTGCGAGCTGAGTAGATAGTTCGTTCCAAGCTGTGAGTTTGAACCAATTGGTTTCTGATTCGCCAGGAACTTGCCACGCAATCGAACGATTAGTGACAGTTGACTCTCCAACCTCACTCTCTTGAGATTTAGGCCCAAG